AACGTATTTCCACTTCCAATTATAGAAGCTATCTTTTTGAGCAGATATTGTATTGAAAAGAGAATCATAACCTTTGTTTTTAGTCTTTAAGTTTTCTTTTAGTAAACTTATTGTATCGTTATAGTTTTTATAAAGTTTATTTATTACATATCCTTGCTCAACGGTCATAATCAAAACTGAATCCCCTTTGTAATATCTTTTAATGGGAAATTGGGAGTAGCTTAAATGGCACAATAGAATCAGAACTAACACTATCCAGCTTTGCTTTTGTTTCATTTAACTCCTCTTTTAATTCCTTTATTGTTGATGCAGTTTTGGTTATTATTTGTTTTTGCTTTTTGTCGGCCTTGTCTTGAACTTTAATAGTCAATTCAATGTTTTGATTAATCTTTCCTAATAAGTTTTCAATTTCTTTGTCTTCTTTTAGGGTTTCGCTAGGACTTTGAGCCGTAACACCACACCCCATTAAAAAGACTAATAAAAGCCACCTCATTACTTTAAACCTTTAATTGCTCCTAATTCAGCCAAAGTAGAAAGTTTAGTCGTAGAAACCGCACTTAAACTATCAGACTTTCTTAAAGCATCACTTACCACATCAACTCTATGCTCTAACTTCTCAATGCGTAAATCTTGGCCTTTTGCTTGGTCTTGGAAAGTAGAACGAATATCTACATACAAAGCACCTATCGCACCCATCACAATGAATAAAGTTCCCACAATGGGATTTTTAGCAAACTCCTTAAATTTTATTGGTAGCATATTAAAACTTTTTATAATAACCTAAACTATATTGATTTGTCGTTGCGTTTAACAAAAATAAGCCTTTTTTTGGGGTGTAATATCCAATCCCTACTCCTAACCCTACTTTATTGTCAAATGCCCTTAAATCGGTTAAAAAGCCTAAATAAATGGCATTCTTATCCTTTTTGGTTATAGTTGTTGTGTTATAAATCGTTTTATAGGCAATTTCAGCCTTAAATGCTCTATTTAGAATTTTGTTCTTGAAAATAGAATCTTGTATATAGAAAGTATTTGAATCTTGCCTTATCGTATCTGAATACACATATTTAAGGCTATAATCGGATATTATCTGAACTGTGTCGTGTATCGTATCTTCTAAAACTCGGTAAATCTCAAAAGGGATGTCTTTACCTTTTTTGTATCTTACTAAAGTGTCTTTACTATAAACTGTATCAACCTTAGTTACTATTATTGGCTTGTCGCCTATGTACTTTGATTTATCAAAGATGAAAAATATTAAAACGGCTATTAAAAGAGTTATAATAACCGATTTCATTATTTTTTCTTTTTAAGTTGCTTATTCAAAGCTATAACACCCGACACTATACCAATCAATCCAGCAGTTACTTGAACCAATGGTACAAAGTTTCCTATACTTATTAAAGCACCAGAAATACTTAATAATACGCTTAAAATCGGTTGGTTAGTGTCGTGATGATGCATCTTAATCTTCTTTTACTTCTTGCGGAACTTGCTCCTTAACAATATTTGCTAAATAACCCAAAATAGGATTAGCAAACTTTGCTGGGATTTCCATTAAATAAGTTTCAATGTCTTTTAATTGTTGCTCGTTCAATTGTATCATATGATTATTTTTTACAAATTTAAGTTATTTTTTATTATAGGTTTTCAATCTCTTGTTTTACTTCTTGCCAATAATCAATAGCTTCATCAACCATATCTGAATATAATTCTATATATCCTCCTTTTAATGGATTAGTTGGCGATGCTTTTATTATCTCATCTACTGCTATTAATGCACATTGTTTAGCTTTTATAGTTGGCAAATAATCGCCAAATGATAAAAATTGTATTTCATATTTTTTTACTAATTCTTGTGCTTTTTCTTTTGGTGTCATATTATAGTTTTTGCCAAAGCTACTAACTATTTATGGATTTTGGAATGGTAGAGGCAATGTAACTACTGGTGGATTAATTAAGTTTTCTAATTGAACATCTAAATTAGCGTCAATTTCATCTTTAGGGAGACCCAAATCCAACCAGCCACATACTTGCTCATAGGTCAAGTCTGGGTACGCAGTAAAGTCTGTTGAACTTGGAGTTTGACAAGCCATTGCTCCGTAAACATCTGTGTAATACTCTTTTTCATCTACAATAGTTGTAGCTGACCTTCTCCAATTTACACAACAAACGACATCTAATAATCCTTTAGTTTGAGGGATTGTTTGCATTGAACTTATAACCCATTGTTTCATATTAATTTATTTTAGCTTTTAATTCGTCTAATTCTTTTTCTAAAGTTTCAATTTTAGCCATTGCCTCTTGTAGTACTTTAATTGTAGCGTGATGCAAGTCAGCAGTGTAAACTGATTTTAAAGGAACTCCATCTTCTGGTGTTTCTCCCCATCCGTCAACATCAATAAACTCTGGTGCTACTTCTTCTACTTGTTGAGCAATTACACCAATATTAAAATCATCGTGAGTTTGGTCTTTATACTTAAACTTAACAATTTCAATAGCTTTAAACTTATTCCAATAAGATTCTAAAGGAATTATGTCTTTTTTAGTTCGTTTATCAGATAAGTTTGCATTATTTGATTGATAGTTTGCTATACCACCATTTGAATAAACTATAAATCTTGCAGCGACATTATCATCACCATAAAATAAATAGCTTGATGAATTATTAGGTGATTGATTTTGTATAGTTGATAAAATACCATAACATTGACCACTTGATGGTGTTATTCTCGATATTATAGCCCATGTAGCAGCAGATGATTGAGCTAATTCAAATTTACCACCTCCTGATGTTAAACCTAAAAATAAATTACCCCCACTTGTAATACGCATTCTTTCTGTATTGTTCACAGTAAAGGTCATTGGATTTGCACTACCATTACATATGTCTAATGTTCCAACAGAATATAATTGAGAATATGATGAGCCACTTGTATAAAGTGCAGCACCTAACACATCTGAAGCAGCTAAGTTTACTATTGAACTACTTGTACCATTAACTGTTAATACTGTTCTATTGGTTGCAGTTTGTAATGGCGATGTAGTTCCTATACCTACATTGCCAGTAGAACCTTTAATGAATAATCTTGTAGTACCAGCGTTATCAGTATCAAATAATAAATCTTTATCATTACCACTTGCTCCAAATGTTCTAATCCTTGATTGGTTATCTTGTACCACACATTCAAAAGTATTTCCTGTTCTTATTAATTTTAAAGAAGTATTTGTTGCTCCAACTGTTGAAGTTATATTTCCAGCAGTATCTAAAGTGCTTGAGAATGTAGCTGCACCAGCACTTGCTAATGTTAATGCACCATTTACTAAACCAGTATTGAATATTAAAGCACCATTATTATTTGTAAATCTTAATGATGAATCTGAATTTATATAACTAATGCCACTAACATTAAATCCAGTTTGTAAGAATCTTAATGTTACATTACCAGTAGTGTTTGATTCAATAGCTAATATTGGAGCAGTACCAAATACATGAAGTCTATAAGAACTATTTGCTATACCTCCAATACCTAAGTTACCATTTGTATCCAAACGCATCTTTTCGGTAGAGTTATATGCCCATATTGTAGCACCAGTTTGGTTATTGATAACAAAGTCTCCAGCTACCGAACCAGTAACAAACTGATTGTTTGCAGTTGCTAAACCAAACTTAGCTTGATAAATAGAACCAGTAATAGCTTCTCCCATTGAAACCGATGGAGCAGCACCACTCAATCTTAAATGTGTATCAGCAGTTGCAGAATACACCTCTAATGCTCTTTGTGGGTTTGTTAAACCAACTCCCAATCTTGAGTTAGTATTATCCCAATATAAATTAGTATTACTTGATAAAGATGATGAACCATCCCAAAATGCAACTCTTGTTGCAGTTCCACTACCAGTTACAGTTCCAACACTCCAAGACCTATTCGCACTCAAATCTTGTGTCGTTCCGTTGATAGTAATTGTTCTTGATGTTGGCACATAGCTACTCAAAGCAGATGGTGCAACATAATCAGTACCAGCAACCGCAGCAGTTAAAACACCGCTTACAGTCTTTAACATAGCATCTGATATATTAGATTGCCATATAGTTCCGTTACTTGAATTAACTCTAAAATTCTCTGTTGAGTTTGTTACAACACTAAAGTCGCCTAATGAAGAAACTCCAATTGGACCTTCAAGGTTTCTAATTGTAAAATTGCTATTGTTTAGTAAGTATAAATATGCTCCGTTTGTGTTTCCAGTTCCACTTGCCGTATTATGAAAACCTAAACCAGCAGCAGATGCACCACCAAAAATATCGATACCAACCGAACCTACACCGCTTGGACTTGCCGTTGGTGTTAAGATGTTAAATCCAAAGTTACCAGCCTCCGTTAAAGTAGCATAACCAGTTTGATTGAACAAGGTTAAGTTACGAGCAGATGCCGTTCCAACCTTAACAGTTTCAATTGTGTTTCCGTATGTAGAGTTGATGCCGAATCCTAAACCATTGTAGTTTGTTTCAGAGTTCTTTAATAACAAAGAATAACCGCTATCAATTCCAGCATTAGCACCTATTGTCGCATTTGGACTTGTAGTATTAACACCTAATCTTTTATTAGTTGAACTATAATAAAAAACAGAATCGTATGTCAAGTTACTTGAACTATTCCAAAATGCAACGCTATCAGCAGAGCCAGAGCCAGTTGTTGTACCAACAGACCAGCTTCTATTTGCACTTAAGTCGTATGTTGTACCATTTATAGTTAATGTTCTACTTGTAGGAACATATCCGCTTAAAGCACTTGGAGCTACATAGTCTGTTCCTGCTACTGCGGCAGTAAGCACACCACTAACTGTTTTTAATAAAGCGTTTGGTATGTTTGATTGCCAAATTGTACCATCAACAGAGTTTACTCTAAAGTTTTCAGTTGAATTAGTTACAACGCTAAAATCTCCCAAAGAAGATGCACCGATTCCACCTTCAAGATTTCTTAAAGTGAATGTGCCAGTATTTGTTAAATATAAATAAGCACCATTGGTATTACCAGTGCCACTTGCTATATTATGGAATCCAATAGATGCAGCTTGTGAATCTCCGTAAATATCAATCCCTTTTGAACCAATTCCACTCGGACTTGCAATCGGACTTAAAATATTAATACCAAGATTGCCACCTTCAGTTAAGCTAATATATCCGCTTTGGTTTAATAAAGTCAAGTTTCTTGCAGCAGCAGTACCTAACTTTTGTGTTTCAAATGTATTCCCATAAGTCGTATTGATACCAAAACCAATTCCGTTATAGTTAGCGTCTGCGTTTTTAAGTAATAATGAATACCCACTATCAATAGAAGCGTTTGCTCCAATAGTAGCATTAGGCACAGTTGTATTTACACCAAATCTATTTGTTGATGAATCATACATAAATCCATTTTCATTGCCTAAAGTGTAAGTTCCAGTATAATAAGGGATATTACCAGCCGTTCCACCACCGCTTAAAGGAGTATATCCTAAAGCTGTTGGGATTGACTTAGCTTCCCATAAAGAGTTTGAGCTATTATAAAATAAACCATCGTTATTAGATGGTGTTTGAGCAGATACATTGTGTAACTCATCTAATTCATATCCGTTTTGAATTTTAACCTCAACAACTCCTTGCGTCGGATGGCTTCTTACCACAATACCTACATAAACCAAGTGAGCAGGTGCGTATTGCTTTGTTGAAGTCCAAGCACCAGCCGTTGTAGAACTTAAATACAATTGAGTTCCTTCAGTGTATGCTTGAGTATCTATGTCTTGCAATCTACCAGCTACAACAACATAACCATTATTCATATTAGTTATGTCCGCTTGTACAACTCCATAAGTTTGAGCCGAAGTTGCATCGCTTGTAGCCAATGCCTTAGTAATACTTGGTAAGTTACCTTGACCTCCGTTAATATAAACAACAGTTCCCTTTGTTAAGGTAGCACCACTTTTATTGTAAACTTCAGTTACTAAGTTTTGTGCTTGAGAAATAATAGAAGGAAAAGTAGCTAATGTACCATCTCCTTTAACATATTGAGCACCTGTACCAGCAAAACCTATATTGATAGTTCCTGATGTCGTAATTGGTGATCCAGTGATTGTTAAGGCATCTCCACTCTCTGTAACAGCAACTGAAGTAACGCTACCACTTGAGCCACTTGCTCTTTGCCATATAGTTCCACTATATAATACTTGGTCACCTACATAAAAGGTAATAGGACCAGCACCGAAGTTAACTGTTCCTGCCACATTACAAACATAAACATCACCAGCATTACCAGTTCCGTTAGCTAAAGTAGGAGTGTTAGTAGAAGCATCCCAAGTACCCTTGTACTCCATTACAGAGTTAGGTAACTGAGACACTAAAATCTTACCACTGCCATCTAATTGTGGAATACCATCTGGAACATTTATGCCTAAAGAAGAAACTACACCACTTGTACCTGTTAACACACCTTCTAAGTTCCTTACTTTGGCACCGCCAGTTATTTGTATTTGATTCGACATCCTATATTAAGTTAATTATTTAAATAATCCACGAACAAACTCATCAGCTTCAAGTGGTCTTGCTGTTGCAAAGGTAAGAACTCCTGTAGAAGAGTTAAAGGTCACATTCTCTCCTGTAGGCGTTCCACTTGATGCAATTGCTCTAACCTCAATACCACCTCTAGTTACAGTTACGCAACTAAGACCGATAGCACCAACCCATGTGATTGAAGTCTCTCCACCTGTAGCTGTATAGTCGAACATAACCACATTTGATCCTACTACCACTACACCACCTGGATCAACCTGAGTTCCACTAATTGTAAAAGATCCTGTGCCTTGTAAAGACACACTATAAGTAGACGCACTTTCTACTGGTCCACTAAGACTTAAAGAAGTCAAATTAGCTGAACCATTAAATACCGTATATCCTAAATCACCACTTCCATCACCATTATCGTTGTTTATTTGAAACTTAATTAGGATAGATTCTTTACTTAATAAAAGATTAGATAAAAATAGATAAGAATAATCACTTAAAGCAATAAATCCATCGCAACTAATATTCCATGACGTTTGAGCACTAGTATATTGTTTAAATCCATTAGAATCTCCATTTGTTATTTCTAATTGATCTATAGATGCGTCAAATGTGCAATTTGTTGATGATCCAAATGGTATCCCTTCCATTGTTATTGGATCGTAGTAATATAATACTATGTTTGTTCCATTTATTACAGATGCCATATATTATGAATTATAATTTAAATATTTAATTGGTGATATAGTAGGATTTGTAGTTATTAGGTCTATAGAATATAAATTCGCATTCATTGTTGCTTGTTTTAAACTCCAACTATAATCCATGCAAATATATTTTTTTGTACCAATGCCTATCATATTGTAAGAAAACCAATTATTGAAAGGTGGTGTCGTAGTTAAAAAATCACCATCTATTACAACAAAATTCTGCATTACATTTTTAGCCATATTATTTAACACCCATATATAAAGATAGTTAGGTGAAACAGAGTTATCGTAATACCAATTATCATTCAATACATTATAATACTGGTCAGACATGTAACCTATAAAAGCAGTTGTATTATCAATCAAGTCTTGCTCATTATTAATATAGTCATGAGGTAAGACAAGATAGTCGTAATTGTAGAATGTATTTTCATATTCCATCCCAACTGATGTAAATGTTGTATTTGAATTACCTTTTTCTACTATAGAAATTACATTGTTTTTACCTGCTGGATCATCGCCACTATCAGCTCCACCATATACTTGAATCTTCATAAACTCAAAATATGTTATATCTGCAGGGTTTGTAGGTTGAAATATTCTTACATAAATCTTTCCTGGAGTTGGTATTCTAACTACTTTATCTATACCTGATAACGCAGCTGTAGATTCATTAAATTTATTAGGAGCAGATTCAAATACAGTATCCCCTGATAAATCTATTTGTAAATGATATGTTAATCCTGAATCAGCAGCTAATATAATATCAATTTCAGTATCATAACCAGCTAACAATGTGTTTTGTGACCAATCTATAGCAAGGTTATCTCCAGCTTTAACTGTAGTTTGATTAGAAACTAAATAAGCCGTACTACTTGTAGCCCCATTTATCTGTAAGGCATATCTACCTGTGCCTAAAGTATATCTTTCATAGTCAACAAGACTTCCTGGATTAACCCAGCTATATATTGTTGTAGAATCAATCCAAGCTTGAAACTCGTCATTTTTGATAGCGTTTCTTACAAACTTTTTAAGGTTAGTATTAAATTGAATATAGTTCTTTGGCAATCCTAGTCTGTTTATTTGGCTTTGTCCTAATTGTCTAAAGTCGGTACCATTTACAGTAATTGTGTTAAATGTAGTAGTTCCTGAGCTTAAATAATTGCCATTTACATCATAGTTTACAACTCTTGGTGCGGTTGTCCCATTGGTCATCTCTTTATAGTCCATGATAAACCACTTGCCTTTAGCTTGATAACAAACTAATCCAAACCTTATTAGTATAAATTCTAATATTTCATAATAATTATAATAAGTTCCTGCGTCTTTAACTAAGCCATTTTTATAAACATATATTTCTTCTAGTTGTCTTTTTGATCCTGTATGAGCAATGTCCTCGTTTTCAAAAAAGAACGATACAGAAAAATTAAATCCTAAATTTGACTTTTCTAGCGATTTTGTAATTAATTCATGAAGAGATACTCTATCATTTGCTCCAAAGCCTAAAAATTGACCAGTTAGTCCTAAATAGTATGGACTATTTTTCATAAAATGAGTCCCATCTGAAAAAACCATTTTAAATTCATAAGGTCCAACATCTGGTATGGATACTTCTGTAATCGGCAAATAAAATCCTTTATAAACTATATCTCCCCATGTATAAGTTGATGATACATATACCCCACCTGAATAAGTATCAGTTCTAGTTCCAGCTTGAACTAATAAATAATAATCAGTACCTGTACAAGTCATAAATTGACCTAAGTCAAAAGACTGGTCAATAATCATAGTAAAAGTAGCCTTAGTTCCAATAATAGGTTTATAACCTATTTCACTGTTTCTAGATGTTTCAATTTTAACTGGATCGCTATTACCTATAACATCTGTTACAGATCCTGTAAAACCATCTTGATAAATAGATGCTTTAAAAATAGCAGATGTTGAAGATGTATTATTATTTTTTGTTTTAGAAATAATAGTATCAAAAATTAATTTATATTTTTCTCCGTATGCCATTAGAATGTTACATTATTATTTGAAGTTGCTCTAGCATTAGCCAAAGCTATATCATTACCTGATATTTTACCAGATACATTTACATTTATACCTTGATTAGGATTAATGCTATTAGACACACTTGCAGCAGTTCCTGTAGCTGTTGCACCAGCTGTTGATCCAAATAAATTTGATCCTAATCCCATTCCTTGACCTATTAAATTTCCAAATGTAGCTAATGCTTTTCCTGGTTGTATCAAACCTGGTATTAAAGACATTATTGCTACTGCGATTGCTGCAGCTATAGCTACTTTTGCAAGTTTTTTTATAATGTCAGAAAATGCTCTACTAAGAACATCACCTAATGAAGCACTTTTTTCTAAAAGCATATCTAATGATGGACCAAGTGCACTCATAATACCAATACCTATTTTAAGCACATTTTTCATTGCTTCATCGGTAATAGCCTTATTATTGTCTACCCATTTTTTATATACATCAGAAAATATATCACCAACATCACCAGCATACATTCCAAATGTTTCATAGAAATAAATTAAATCTTGCATCTGTTGTTCAAGGATAGCTTTTTGAGCTTCTCTATCACCTGCAGCTAATTGTAATTTATTTGCATAATATCCCTTAAAATCTGAAATGCTTTGATTGTACCCATCTATTTCTTTCTTTCTTTTTTCAGCTGCAGCATCATCTAAAGCTTTTTGTGAATCTTTTAAGAATTTTGATTCCCATTGCTGTAAATATAATGTAGCTTTCTTTTGTCTCTCTAGTTCTTTATCAATTTCTTTTTGAGTAGTATCTTTTTTAGGTTTAGGTGGCTTTTTATCACTTAATACTGCAGCATCATTATTTAATATTTGCTCTTCTGTATTTGCTTTTAATGCTTCATTATATAATTTCAAAGCATTAATTACAGTAGATATTTTACTTCCTTGTTCTCCAAAAGCATCAGTAGCTAACATAGAAGATGCAGCAAATCCATCCATACCGCCCTTAACTAAAGCTAAGACAGTTTTCATAAATCCAAGATTTTTAACTACTTCCTCTCCTTTTTGACTTTGTAATTCAAGTAGTTTTGCTTCTTCTTTAGCAATCAATTCAGCAAATGCTTGTGCTTTTGCTTTTCTTATTAAAGCTGCAGATATTTTATTTAATATTTCTATTAATTTAGTACCATCATTAATATCTGTTTTTTGAAGTTCTAAGTTACCTTCGTATTGAGATTTTAATTGAGTTAATGCCGTCTCTCTTTCTTTTGTAGACTTATTTAAATTATTAATGATTGATAATAATGCTTGATCTGATGCTATTTGTGCCTTAGCTTCGCCAACATTATTAGCAATGCTTTTATTCATTGCTATAGTAGCCCTATCTAAATCATTTATTCCATAAATAAGTTGAACAATCTCTTTTTCGTATGCTGTTGTAATAGCAATTATTGCTGAAAAAGCAACATATATTGCACCAGTTGCACCTGCTATCCCACCAACTAATGCTGGTAAGTTATTCTGAATAGCCCTAAATCCATAAGGTAAATCTTGTAAAACTAAAGCAAAATTAGTCCATTGCTGATTTGACTTTTTTATTGCATCTCCAGCACTCTTTATTTTACCTTGAGTAATATCGGCTTCTTTACCAATACCTGCTAATGCTTTTTCTACGGCTGCAGAAACTATCTTAAATTGTTCAGCATCAGCCTGTATCCTAATTTTAATTTGTTCTTCAGCCATTATCCTTTTGGTTTAGCGTTTTCGTATTTTTTCAATACTTCATTTAATTCTTCAGGTGTCATTACCTTTTGTTTCACAAAGTTACGATTATCTATGTCTAACGGAAGTATGTCTTGTGGCTTTACTTTTTTCCCTTTTGGAAGCTGCAAATTAATCAATAAAGTTGTTTGCCATCTCCATTTAACCCAATCTTGCTCCTCTTTATGCCTATGACCATACCATATAAAATCTAACTCAGCCATCGTCATATCCCAAAACAAATGGGGAAGCACTTGGCACTCCCCCATTGAAAATCTCTCTATATCAATCCACTCTAATTTTTTTTTACTCCATCTTTTTTAGACTTTGTAGGTTGCTCTAAACCGCTATTCATACTATCGGCTAAAGCAGTCATTACTTCTTGAAACTTTTTACCAGCTATACCACCCATATCATCTATCCAATCACAAACATCTATATCACTAAAATTAGGTGTTATACCTTCTTTATACAATGGATATTCAGCAGCAGCTTTTAATAAATTAGTAATTGCTCCTAATGAATCATTGCCTGATATTGCTTCTCCTATTTCAGAAGGTCCGATACCCTGTAACTGACAAAATCTTTTTAAAGACCATGTACAGAAACGCATTGGTATGCTTTTACCATCCGAAAGTTTTAATTCGTAATGTCCTCTCATATATGTTGTTGTTTTTGGTTATTAGTTAGTTGCTTGAGTCAAAGCACCTGTTCCAGTAAAAGATACTGAATAAGTTACTGGAGACTCCATGTCAGCAGTAATATCCATACTTTCAATGAAAGCAGAACCAGACCAAATCAAGTCACCTGTTACTGGAGTTGTTCCACTAACTGTAGTAAACTTAAGTGTTACAGCAGTTCTATTTGCGATTGCAGTCATTAACTCACCTGTAGTATAGTAAGATGCTGTTGCAGCAGGATCAACTGTAGCTAAACCATCAGTAGTCAAAGACCAAGACTTAGCTCCACCTAAATGCTCAACCCATCCACCACTTTGTTTATCTGTAGTTTCTGGTAAGTCTACTGAAAAGTTTAAAGAACAAGATGTAGCGTGTGCCACTACTTCTGATCCAATTAATACAACCAATGAGGTTCCGTTAAATACACCTGTTGTTGCCATTTTATTTTATTTTACTTTTTTTTATAATGTTTGAGTCACAAAATGTTCAAATACAATTACTCTTCTAAAAATATAAGCCTGGTCAGTATAATCAAACATAGCTTGATTTGAGCCTATCTTTCTAGTTACAATTCTAAAGTCAGGACCAGCATCAGGGTAATCTTCGGGATAAACTCCAATGATTTCTAATAACTCGTTTGCGTAATCGTCAACTGTTTTTTGACCTACCTCTCCTACCTTAGAACTTTTGAATACTATATCAAACTGAATAGTAACATCTTGATGGTAACTCATTTTGTCACTATTCTCTGCTGATGTCTGACTACTGATGATCAAGAAAGGAGGATTTACTGTGTCAGGAGCTATGGTATCATAAATCCCTAAAGAGTAAGACTCCTCAGTTAGCTTATCAAAATAAGCCTTTCTTATAGCTAATCCGCAGTCTTTCATTTACACAAATTTAGTCAAATTTATTTATATCTTGATATCCTTGATTCTCTTAATCATATTGCTATAAACCTCATAATATGCTAAGAACATATATGGTCTATGTGGCAAATTGACCTGTTTCTTTGGATTACTCTTTTTAAATGTAAAAGCATAAGCTTCTAATTCTGACATATTTATGTTTGGATATACAGGTATTTGAAACTTGCTACCTGTACCAAACTCAACATAACCAGCATATCTTACGCTAGTTTTATTACCAGCCATTAATAAGGCACCAGTCTTAAAATTAAATGCTCTATGAGTTATGCTTGATTGTAATTTTGATGTTTTTACAGGTACATGGCGTTTAGCCCTATTTTGCATCTCTATTACAGATTGATCTATAATCTTTTTTATTTGAGTTTCTACAACATTTGGAGCTTGTTTAAACCTATTTTTAAGTTCAGTTATACCTGTAGTAGTAAGCTTAAAATTAGCCATTATAACAATGTTGCACAACCAACTAAGAAATACTTGTTTTCGTCTCCTTCGTTGATTACTGAGTTAATCATATATCTTTTACTTTTAAAATCTATAACTAGATTATTATCAAATGTTTTTGATGTTGTATATCTGATTCTAAAAGTAATATTATCGTCTAGGTTGTCCTTTGAGGCTATATTGTCTTTGTTCTCATTTTCACGCACAATCTGAGCCCAACAAGTATAGTAGGTAGATTCTGTATTAACATAACCACCAGCTCCGTCAGAAGTCCCTGAAAGGCTTTTAAAAGTAATTCTATTATGTAGTTTACCTATCATTATAATATGTAATTAATACGCTTATAAGGCTTCATAAGCTCGTAAGCAGTAGTTATATTTTCACTTGGTTTAGATGCTTCAACACTTGATTCTCTGTACTCATAAAGGTCAGCAACGTACTTTAAAAGGGCTGTTTTCATGCCTTTAGGAGTTGTAGCATAACCACAAGTGTAAGTAAATCTATATTCCATAGCATTGTTAGCTACCATGTAAATCTTCTTAGTTGTATCACCCAAAACATTATAATCCCCAATAGGCATTACTACCCAATTTTCATTGTTCCAGTATTCTACAACACTTATTGTACCTGTAGGCACATAAGGAAGTTCTATAAACTCATCAACATAAGCTACAACCTTCAATGTTCTTGGAGTCATAGCAACACCTGCATATTGCTCAAGTCTTGTTTGTGCAGTATCTATTAAAGCATCGATTAAATCATCATCTTCAGGATAATCTACTCTTAGGTAGTTCTTGGCTTCAACTAAAGTAACAACATCTGCTGTAGGGGCTACTGTTGTTGTAATATCTCTTACAATTTGCATCCTATATGTTTTTTACAAAAATAGTCAAAATTTAACGCATTAAAAAAGGGGTAGTTTTTGGCTACCCCTTATATTTTAGATTAATCTAAGATTAAGCTACATTACCGAAATCTCCGTAGCAGAATGCACCTGCGTAGTAGATTGGGAATGCGATACGAGCTTCAACTCTTACAGTAATCATGTTCTCTACGAAGTTGTTACCATCGAACTCAGAGAAACGCACAGAGATACCATCTCTTTGCATGATTTGAGCACCCATAGACCAGTCACCAACTAAAAACTTGTCAGCAGCGATTGCTGTAGAAGTATAAACTGGGATACCAGCGATAGATAATTGACCGTTAGTAGTAACTACTGTAGAACCTGGTAAAGAGTAAGCAGCGTTAGTAGGCTTAGTATTTACGATGTTAGCCCAATCAGTTGGGTTAATCAAGATACCAGTAGCACTATAGTTAGAAGCTTCGATTTGTGCGATAGCTTGTACTAATTGCTCTACGTCTACAGTTGCAGCACCAGCGAATGCAGAAGCAACACCAGTAATACCTTGTAAGTTAGGAGCAGTACCGTTACCACTTAATAATTGAGCATCTTCAGCAACTAAATATTTTTCTAACAATCTTTGTTGTAAGAAAGAAGTCATTGCTGGGATATCGTCTAACATTTGACGAGAAATCTTAACATAACCAGCGATAACTTGTGCAGGAGCATTAGTCATAGTGATATCGAAATCAACTTGAGCTTTAGTGCTACCTTGAGTTTGAGCTGCTGGAGCACCTTCACCACCTGTTTCAAGAGGGAAAGTAAATAAACCTTGAGAAATTGAACCTACTGGTAACAAACTTCTAACGTGTACTTTACGAGAAGGTAAACCATAAACTTGGTTAGCGTAAGCACGAGGAATATCACCTGTTAAGTTAGCAGCTTCAGTCATGTTGCCAACTGTTTTTGTGTCCATTACAAATGCGTGGTTCTTAATTTCACCAGCACCTAATTTGCCTAATACATCGGCATTCTTTTCAATTGCTTCAGCTAAAGCACCATTGAAACCTTTTACTTCGTTTTGATTCATTTTAATACGATTTGATTTTGCCTCTAATTTGTCTGCAGCATCTTTAACTACAGCAACTTGAGATTTTAATTCTTCTAATTCAGATTTAACTGCATCTACAGCAGTTGCGTTTTCAGCTTTCACAGCTTCAAATTCACCTTTAATTTCGGTTTTGATGCCTTCGAAAGCACTTTTAATTTCTTCTACCATTAGTTGAAAATTTTAAATGATTGTAAATATTTGTTTACCTCGATTTCAATAGAAATAGTCGGATCTTCTTCTTCTTCCAATGCATCTTCTGCTTGATCCTCTGGATTATCTAGTTCACCAGGAAAATCTGTCTGCGGTTGGTCCTCTGAAGGGATTGACTGTTCATCTTCCATCTCTGCGAGATATTGTTGCAATTGTTTCAACTTCAACTCCAATAGTCCGAAAGTCTCATCAGTATAAAAGCCATTTCTTAAAGACTTGATAGTTTTAGCTATCTCATCAATAACTGTAGCCTTAATTTCTGATTTAACACTTACTGTTGGTGTATTAGCATTAGCTCCCCATAAAACTGAAGAGCCTTCAAACAATTGAATTTCTGTGATTTCATTAGCCATTTGCTTAGCTTGAGACTTAATAGTCTTAAATCCAATGCTATGCTCGGTAATGTGACCATCCTTGTACAACTCATAAGTATCTCTACCTAAAGTTGTATTTGGCATTTTAACTCTTGCTAATAAACCAAAAGAATCTTCTTTTAATTCAAATGGCTTAGAAACAGGTTTGTCTGTAGAGTGGTTAAACAAATGCCATATTCTATTCTTAGCACCTGGTCCGTTCTCTTTTATTGATTTAGTGAAAGCACCTGGCATAATAATATCGCCATCGCTATCTACATTTCCGAAAGCAGAATAGTAAACTGTAATAGTTCTTGAGTCATCAGCCATATCAACTGGTGCTCCACTTACTGCCTTTTTGTTATAAAAATTACTCATATTTATTTGTTTACGCAATATACACTGTACAGCATCTGCAGTTGCAGTTATTTATAGCACCGCCTGAAGCGTCATGTGCGTATTGCATTTGTATCACCCCTAAGTTTGGTGTGTTTACCATAAATGGTTGATTCACCAATATTCTCGTTCCTTGCGTGTCAGGGTTAGTTTGTCTATCCAAATCTAAATGCCACAATCTAGGAGAACCCATATACTCTGAGTGTACCCACTGCTTTAACAATGGCACCACTGAATATTGAGTTGCACCAAATGCACCTGTGCTTAAAGCTTGATGCGATTCAGTACGAGCAATCAATAGACTTCTTGAAGTATTAATCTTACCATCTCTAAGTGACTTTATAGCCAACTCATTGATTTGCCTTTCAGTAAGGTTATTCTCTTGTCCGTATCGTATAGCGTTATTAATCAACCTAGCAATTTCTGTTTCGGTTGTATTCTCTATACCATACATCTTAGTACCACTAATAGCTGTCCAATAAGACAACATAAACGCCAACCATTCGTCAGCGATATTTAGAGGATCAAAGTCTATAGACTCTTCTTTTTTAAACTTGTCAAATATCTTTTGATAACGCATTGCAGTATAACCGCCCACGTTCTCATACAAATTTCGTAAAATATTATTAATTGACTTTGAGTCAAATAATGATTGTCTATTGTTTACTGTTTGCTGTGCTCCCATCTGAGCAACTAAGTCGGCAGCTTTATCAAAATCCTTCTGTAATACTTTCTTGATTTGAGGCTGGTATTCTCTGATTGATTTCCTTGCAATCTTTTGTTGCAAAGCGAATTGTTGTGAAGGATAAAGTATTTTAGCCATTACTTCTTAGCGTCAATCTTTTCTATCATCTTACCTGCTGCTGCAAATATTGCTGTCATTCCGTTTTGAGCTGCTCTTTGTCTAATGGCTCTTAAACCTTGTCTATCTACAGTTTTAAAGTCTGAAGTATAGATGTAGCCATAGTGAGCTTTAGTCTTAGGATCAGCAGAACTATCTACTCCTAAATACCACTTAGAAAACTCATCCCATCCGTTTGCTTCTAAATATGCAGTTTCTTCTGCAGGTGTTGGATGCTCCCAAGAAGATGGTTCTTTAACATCACCACTTTCAATCAAAGAATTAGCATGAGCAATTCCTTTAGGATTTGTTTTGTTAATAGCCTTTTGACTTTCTAAAGCTTCTAAAGCCTTAATTAAGTTGTCGAATGATTTTAATTCCATAGTATTTATTTTGAGGGATCGTAAGCCCAGTTTTTTAATGATATATCTCTTTTAGAAGGACATCCTTCTGCTGCTGGTTCACCTTGCTCTGCACCTTTCATTCTACTCACAAAGCTAATCGTTCTATTAGCATCTTCTATATCGTTAGCAGTCCACTCTTCTTTTTTCTTAGAAAGCAATCTTAGATTTCTAGTGATAGGACTTCTATCTAAAGATGCCTTCTTTGAACATTCTGTATTTGACCAAGCTTCCAATTCAGAGTAACTCATGTTAGTTACTTCCTTGTATTTAGCATAAACCTCATCTAACTTTTCACTCTTGCTCAAAAAAAAACCTTCGTTTTTAACAGGAGGTCTGTTATAATCGCTTTGTTGTTGTGCGTTGCGTGGATCTTGTAACATAGTCAACTCGTCAATAGGCAAGTAACCTGCAGGAATAAAGATTTCATTCATCACCTCATCTTCCATAATATCATAACGCATTGCTTGTCTCTTCTCGTTTGGAGTAATCCACCAAGATTGAGAAAGTATTGAACTTAACTCTTTCATGTCCTCTTGTAATTCAGGGAACACTGTTAAGTCAAAGTCGATATAGGTATCTGTACCCATTTCGTTACCAAAAAATCTATTCATTGCATCACGAATAGCTACTAACTCAGGAAGTACAACTTGCGTTAACATTTCCTTTTTAGCTTCCTTCATGTTGTTGTAGGTCTTGTTATCAGGATCGTTAAACAACGCTGAGTTTACTCCGTACACATTACAAAGTTCTCTAAGAGTGATTTTCTCAGATTCTAACAATTGTAAATCTACAGGAGACAATCCCATGTTCAACCAACCTAACTCTGCACCTGCTATTAATATTCTACCAGCGTTTTGAACAATACCGCCTTGTGTTTTAGTTCCGTACTGATTGTAGAAATCTTCTTTTAATTTACCTGCTGCCTCTGGCCCAAAATCATTGTTGCCTTCTTTAGCATATAAGATACCTTTAGGACCTTGATTCTGCAACATACCAATTGATGTATCCTTAGAGTCATTAGAACGCTGTACTGTTCTAAATGCTGCTTGTAAAGGTGATAATCCGTATAGTTGTTGTCCGTTAGTATCAAAGTAAGGGTTGAAGTATTTTAGATGTATCACATCCTTTGCTGGTAAATTATCCCATCCAACCAAAGTAAATGTATACCCTTCAACCCCATTAATAGTGCCATCAGAGATGATAGCCATATATTGGGATGGGAGACATACTAATTCTTGAACCTTACCGTTAGACAATCTGTTCGCCCAAACATATGTGTTACCAGTAATCAATTTGTAGCCAATCATGTTCTCGATTAATTCAGAGAAAGATTGGTATTCGTTAGGTTGTTGTAACAAATCATTTAATGGAGAATCAGCTACCTCTTCTATTGCCTTAACTCTAACAAGTTCTGCTTTTGCTAAGTCAGCAGTAGAGGAAGCGTTAGCAATCATAGATTTATATTGATTAAACGCTTTTTTGTTTTTAACGCTGTACACATAGAATGGAACAGTTGATACTGTCTTAGCTATTCTTTTAACAACAGCATATACTTCACTATTGTTACAATAATCGTTTACGAACTTCTTGTCGTTGATATCAGGGTAAAGAACTCTTCCCTTGATTAAACCAGCGAAGTCTGCTAGTGGATTAGACGGAAAGCCAATATTAGTAACACCCTTTTTCTTGAAAGGATTTAAGTTACCTACAAATTCAGTAAATTTCACGCTATAAGATGTTTTTACAAAAGTAAACAATTTTTAACCTATACAACCCATCCTCTTTTCGGTTTAGCAAATTTTGTGTATATGGCATACCTCATTGCATCCATTAAGTGGTCTCGATATTTCACAGGCTCATCTAATTTGTTGCCATCAGGATCAGTTTTCCATTTGTAGTTTTTAATCTCATCAAGTAAGTCTAACGAATCACTCTTCACTACTAACGGAAATGATTTTACTTTATTTATTCCTGCAAACACATCCTTTACTGCACTCTTCAAATTAAACCCTGCTTTGTTTACTTCCGATATTGTTTTCGGTTCCGCAGGATCGGCATATATCTCCGATGTCCTATCAAGCCCCAATGCCTTCATTCGGTCAATTAAAAGGGCTGTTGACATTTTAGTGTCGTAAATGAGCTGGTCCACATACATTTCGTTATCGTAGAATTTGACACGAACGAGTGCTGTCTGATTGTTAAAGCCAAAGTCCAAACCATAAAATATATCCCCTCCTTCTGGGAAGTTTCGTCTGCGTTTCCAATGAGTATAAATAGTCGCTTCAGAGATGGCTCTTTCTCCTAAACCATAAACACGCCAATATTGATGGTCGGCATCTTTAAGCCTTTCGATTTCATCTATGATAGCTTTTTCTAAAAAGGGGTTGTCCTTATATGTTGTGATGGTAAAATCCACATCTTCACGAGGAATTACCTTTTCATATATCCAAGAGTAGTAATCCGATGGGTTATAGTCAATAACAATCTTTTCGGTTGTACGAAGGGCTAACTGCATCCAAGATTCGTAGTTGACCTCATTCGCCTCGTTGATGAAAAGATAGTTACGCTTACGACCTCTGATTTTTTGAGGCTGGTCGGTAGACACGAACTCTACGGTGTTTCCACCTAGAAAGTATAAACTTTCTGATTTGTTGTGTTTGTCCTCTGAGTAAAGCCCATACTTCGAAAGTATCTCTATGAAGTCTCTCATTACAGAACCCTTGATAGACGGTAGCGAGGAACGGCAGATAGTCAGTGTCTTTCCCTTTTCTTGGAGTAGTTTGACGATAAACCATGTCAAGATATTGTATGTCTTGCCACTTCTTGTTCCTCCTTGCATAACTGAAATCTTTTTTTGACTTTCTTGCAAGATTTGGAATACTTTGTTGGTTGTTACATTCATTCATGTTGGTTTTTGGTTGTTCTGCATGAATTTTTGGAAAATTTCATGCAACTGCTTATTTTAAGGCATTTTAAGCCATTAAATTTATTTTTTGGTATTATGGTACTATTTTATACTAAAAGTGTCTTAAATCGTCTCTAAATAGCCTTTAAATTGATTTTAGACTACTCTTCATACTCATCTTGGTCATTTAAGTCTAAATATTCGCCTTTATCATGGTCATACAATGGAATTTCATCGATTTCTCCTGCCTTACTAGCTGGAATCACCATTCCTGGTTCAGTCTGAGTATCGAAATTGATAATCTCACCTTCAGGTAATCCTTTATGCTCGTCACCATCTAATTGCTTTTGGATATTAGGAAGCTCCTCTGGTCGAACGATATTCACTGTAATCTGCTTCACTACATCTCCTTCGTGAGCAACCTCTTGTTTTTCGATATATCCTCTACGCTTCCCTTTGGTCTTTAGTAGGAACATAGTAGCTAAGGTATCTCCCCTAGCAATCCTCTCCATTAACTTCTGCTCTCCGAAGTCTAACATAATCTCTTCAGGTTCTATTTCAGCTAGTCGCTTACGGAACTCAGGATCATTATCACACCAGGATTTATACATCCCTCTAGAAACTCCTGCTGCTTCACAGCTAATAGTGATATTGCCAAAGTTCTCCTTATAGGCTATTATGAAAGCCTCTTTTGCTATCTCTTTAAATTCTGCATTCATATTATGGTTGTTGGTTAAATTTATTTATCATCATAACATTTCTAATTTTAGATGGTTTATATGTGTAATAACCTCTAAGCATAGTATATGGACCAAATCGATGAAGTTTATGGTTTCTCTTTATCTTAAACATATTATATTTATTTTTAATGTGTCTATTACAAAATAAAAAAAATCAAAATACAAAAAAGTTAAAACAATTGTTTGGTATCAGAATTTTAGGGGGCACAAGCCACTCCCCTATTCTTTTACACGAACAAAAAGGGTAGGGGGTGCATACCATTTAGCTTATAGATAATATTATGTTAAATAGCCTCTCTCCCACCCTCTTCACTTAGGGCAAAGCTAATGATTAATTTTATGACTTGCAACTTACTCAAATGCGACAACTAACCCACAATAGACCTAATATAGTTATAATACACTAATACACTATATCTATATTGTATATAGTTTATATACATTGTATATCTACTATATAGAATATACAATATATATTTTATAAGGTATATGATACAATACATTGTACAATACAATCCATATATACTATATATCATATATCCTGTACAGATAAAATACTTTTAAACTTTTTTATACTTTTTTATAATTATTTAAACTAATTGTATTAATTTAGCCATGTCAACAAATATAAAAATAATCAATGTTCAAACATCAATTATGCAAAATCTATCTACAATCATCCAAATCACAGGAGCAATTTTATACTTTGTTTTTTGTGTCAATGTCATCAAATTAATCATTAATCAATTCAAAAATCATTAATCATGGGAACTACAATCACACTAGCAGAATTAATCGCAATCCTTGTCATCACTCTTCCTGTGTATGCATTAGGAAAGACAATCATTGAGTCAATCAAAGAAAAAAATAACCATTAATCAAATCAAAATCAAATCACATGAGAACTATCAAAGAGTGGTATGAATTGCTACCACAATCAATCAAAGAAAAAGCAATAGACAATATTGTAATTCAAAAAAATGTTGAGTACCTTAATGGATATCATACAGAGACTTTAAAAGATGCTGTAAATTGTTTCACATGGTCAAATACTACTCAAGGTCAAGAGTATTGGAGTATGGTATATGAGGATTGTAAATTTGATGTTTATTCTCCATCCATTGTGTACTCTTCATCTTTTTTAAGGATGTTGAGAACTATTTGTGAGACTAGTCAAGTTGCACAGATATTAAAAATGAAGCAATACTCTACTCACACAGATTTTGCGAACTACATTACCATGAGAGGTGAGATGGGTAGTTACTTGCCTAATGGTAGACAGCACAAAATCACAGATGAGGGAAAGTGGAGTAGAGATGGTAGACAAGAGATGAAGATTGCCAAATTGGCTAGAAAGTTGATAAAGCAATCATACCTTGATGATTTGACGGATGCAGATTTTGAAAAATTCACTAATTGTGTTAAGTCATACATATCAATGATAGGTGATGAGGATGGCAATGGTAAAAAAATTGAATTGAGACTAATTAATGGCACAAAAATATATGATGCATATGATGAGGATAATTACAGCAGGATTTTAGGAGTTGAGACAAATTTGTGGGGGAGTTGCATGAGACATGAGAGCTGTCAAAATTATCTTGACATCTATGTTGACAATACAGATGTATGTCAATTATTGATTGCAGAGGATAAAGAGGGATTGATTTTAGGTAGAGCATTAGTGTGGAAGCTAGATGATGGCAGAGTTGCAATGGATACAATCTATGCACATGAGTCAATCAAAGAGTCATTTGTTAACTATGCTATTGAGCATGGATGGTATTACAAATCATCACAATCATGTCATCATCATTCATTTGATAGATTTGAGGGCAAGTTTAATGAGGATGCAAGTAGAAAGGAGGCAAGAGTTACTCTTAAACATTTTAGATATAGTGAATTTCCATACATGGATAGTTTATACAATTTGAGTGAGTCAGGAGTATTGAGCAATCATGAGTTCAAGTGCAATTATAAGATTTTGAGAGACACAGGAGGAGGATATGAGGATGGAGGTATGATTGAGTGTGAGTGGACAGGAAGATGGATTTGTGAAGATGATAGTACCTATATTGAGTATGAGAGACCTAATGGTCAACACTTTGAGGGAAGAGTGAGTGATGATGAGGTAGTATACACAGCAGATGAGCAATATGTACTTAGTGTTGATGCAGTTGAAGAGTATAGTACAGGCAGTTGGTATTTGAGAAATAGTGATGAAATATGCTCTGTACCATCAAGAGACGAATATAGATTTGTTGATGATTGTGTGTATAGTGATTATTTGCATGAGTGGATATTGAGTGAGGAAGCAGTTGAGACAGGTGATGGCAAAATCATGCATGAGGATAGTGTATTTGAGTGCTGTGTTGATGGTAAGATGTATGATGATGATGAACACATGACAGAGGAAATAGATGGTATTTTATATAGATTTTATCAAGGAAATCAGGAGCAATTTTATAATCAATTTAAATTAGAAAGCAATGAGACAGGAGTTAATTAATGTACTGAGTGTACAGAGTGAGTCATATGATAGTACAATGATGGAGCAATATATAGTTGAGCAGATTGAGTCATACGGATTGACTCCAATACATGACAAAGGAAATATCTATTGTGTTAAGGGTATTGCAGATGCATACCCATGTATTGTGTCTCACATGGATAGTGTACACAAAATCATCCCAAATGACCACTACAAAATCATGCATGATGATAACTATGCAATGGGATTGAATACAGCTACCATGAAGCCTACAGGATGTGGAGGTGATGACAAAGTGGGTATCTATGCTTGTTTAAGATTATTGCAAGAGTATGAGTGTATCAAAGTAGCTTTTTTTAGAGATGAAGAGGTGGGATGTGATGGTAGCTATGATGCAGATGTTGAATTTTTTAAGGATGTAAGATTTGTGTTGCAATGTGATAGAAGAGGTAATGAGGATTTTGTGAGTGAGATATATGGCACTCAATTACAGAATAAAAAATTTAAAAAGCAAGTATCACCACTATTGAGAAATCATGGCTACAAATTTAGTTCAGGGATGTTGACAGATGTATATGCACTAACACAAATTGGAGTGAGTGTATCAGTTGCAAATATTTCCTGTGGATATTACAATCCTCACATGGATGATGAGATTGTTGTATTTGAGGATGTTGAAAATTGTGTTGAGCTGTGCAGAGAAATATTTGATACCATGCAAGAAACTTATCCTGTACAGAGACACAAATCATACAAAAAGTCATCAAAACATCAATACAGCAAGTATTCATACCAATGGGATGATATTGACACAGGATGGGGAGTAGGTGATTATAAGAGCATGGAAATCTGTGAGGGATGTAATGAGTGGAAATACCTCAAGGATATTAAGTATGTGGACAGGTATAGTACATATATGTGTAAGGATTGTGTTGAGGTATATATGTAAGTCAAAATCCATACAATAATTGACAGGGGTGCATCAAAAGTGCATCCCTTTTTGGGTACAGGACATACCTAATAATCAAAAAAGCTATTTTAAGCCAAAATAAGACAAGAAAAAAATAAATTAATACAATGATAACACAATAAAAAGATAAGTCAAATATGAGTCTAAAAATAGGCAATAGATTGATTTTAGTATCAATATCGCAATGTCATGCAATCAACTGATTATTGTGTACAATGTGCACATACGATTGTTAGTTGATATGCGAACTATTGCAACTACAAATTAGTCGCAAAAACCTGCCAAAAACCCTATGCAAAAACTCCCCAAAAACTTCCCAAAAACCCCACAAAAATCCAGCAGACAAAAACCTAACAAAAACTTTTTTAAAAATTATTTGACAAAAACTTCAAAATATTCCAAAAACTTTCTAATTTTACCAAAAACTTTAAAACTATGAAGAAATTTGAATTTATCTGCAAGACAGATTTAGTAACTGGAGACAAAGTATACCTAACAAGAGAAGATGGTATTTATGTGCCATCTAGCCTACGCCTCAACAAGGATCAAGCATATGACATATTCATAAAGCTAACTAACCAGGAGCCTATGGAAATGTTTGAAGTACTAGAGACAAAAACTTCCCCCAACGAATAAAACAAAAAACCCCTAAAAACCCATGAACAAGATTACTCAAGACTTAAAAAGAAAAGGAGTCAAAGAAGAACTAACCTATGTAAATTCCAATGGTAAAATTTCAAAGCGTTTTACCTATAAAGGAATGATTATTAAATGGGATAATTTCATCCTAAATGGCAAGTTCTACTATTGGAGAGCCTCTTTCTATGCGAGTCTTGAGGCTTGTATCAGTGGAATCGACAGACACATTAACCATTTTAAAAAGTAAACTATGATTGAGGTAAAGGATTATAGATCCATGATAAGACATGGAGACATCAAAAAACTCATGCAACTAACAGGCTTGAGTAGGTATTTAATTGAGACAAGAATTGAGAAAGGCGATTGGGAAATGCACGAAATCCTAAAAACCTATTTTGAGAAGAGATTAGAGACATTAAAAAACCAATTATGGGAAAATCAACATTAACATATTACGTTATTCCAGGCTTAAAGCTTAAAAAGGTAAGGTTTCAGCGTGTTATTATGGCTGTAGCTGAATCTTTTGATATAAGTCCTAGATTAATGATGAGCAAGAGCAGACAAAGAGAATTAGTATTGGCAAGAAATATGTGTATGTACGTTATGAAAACATACTTTAACATGACACTAAAAGAAGTAGGATTAGCGTTTAACAGAGACCACACGACAGCAATCCATGCCATTAGAATGTTTAAACAAGATAGAGAGGTAAATGAGCACTACCAAAAAATCTATGATGAACTTAAACAAAAATTAGAACTTAGAAAAGGAATTGAACTTATTAAATAAACCATAAACCAACACAATATGTTATCAAATTTCCACCTTATGTCAGACAATGACAAAAAACTTCTAGTTGCAAAAATTTTGCACGAGATTAACTATTCACAAGCTTCGTTTGATTTAATCACTTCATTGATTAAAGTTTGGGAACAATACCCAACAAGAGAAGCACATTTCTTTAACACTCAAAACACATACAATGGAATTACAAAAAACTAACCCAAGCTACGAGTTAATCAATAAAGACTCTATGCTTCAATTATCTAACGAGCTTTCTAAACTTATCAAAGAAAAAGGATTAAGCTCAAACATTCAAGGTAAACAATTCGTAAACGTAGAAGGATGGCAGTTTGCTGGTGCTTCTTTAGGATTGATGCCTATTATAACAAACACTCAAGACTTATCAAATGAGACTACTATTAAATACATGGCTACTTGTGAAGTCCGTAATATTAATACTGGCAATGTTGTTGCTACTGGTATTGCCCTATGTTCCAATGCCGAAAAAACTAAAAGGTACTTTGACGAGTATGCTATTTTATCTATGGCACAAACTAGAGCAATCGGTAAGGCGTATCGTAATCTCTTGGCTTGGTTAATGAAGGCTGCTGGATTTGAAGCTACTCCTGCTGAAGAAATGGATTTTGCAGTAGAAGAGCCTAAAAAACCTTCTAAGCCAGTAGTTGAAGTAGTTGCTGAAATTGTTGAAGAAGGACCAAGTAAAGAAGAATTAATGATGGAAGTTGCTAAATGTACCAAAGTTAAACAGCTTACTGATTTATACTTTCAATACAAACAATCTTTTGATGCTGACCAAACATTAATGGCAGTATTAAAAGCTAAAAAAGATAATATAACCCAAAAATAAAAATTATGTTTCAAACTAGTGGTACATATACAACTTATCCAGCTTCAACATCTTTTGTTGAAATGCCTTTTACTAATATTTTAATTATTGAAATTCCATTTGAATTTAATACAGAATACATAAATAAAATTAAGCAAGATATATTAAATCCTTATATAATATTTATAGTTAACCCTAATTTAAAGGAAACTAAAACTACATTAATAACAAAAAACAAATAACATGAGTTTAGAATTATTACCAAAAATAGAATTAAGTTCTATAGAACCGAACAAGTTTAATATAGAATTATTAAAGCAAACAATAGTTGCTCACTTTAGAGAGTCTGGTGAATCACCTTTAGAGATGCTAGTAAAGTCAGAAGCTTTACAACAGCTTTTAGATGGCATTAGAGCCGAATTAAAAGAAGATGTAATCGCTGAGCTTGATAAATATCCTCAAGGTAAAGCAGATGTATTAGGAGCTGAACTTGCCAAAATGGAGTCAGGTGTTAAGTATGCTTATGATGGCGATTACACATGGCAAAAACTTAACCAAGAAGTGGAAGCTGTTAAGTACAAGCTAAAGGAAAGAGAAGCATTGCTAAAAGCTATTAAAGAGCCATTGGTTGATCCTGAAACTGGTGAGATGATTTATCCTGCACCAAAATATAGCACAACAACATTTAAAATTAGTTTAAAGAAATAACTATGCGTTTAGGCACATATACCGACACACTTGAACTAGAGAATGAAATGCTCAGAGATAAGGTCAAAAAACTTCAAGAGCAATTAGACTCATACTTAGAAGCTGAAAGAAAGGTTAAAACCCTTATGGATGATTCTTATAAGTTAGATCAAGGCATCGTAAACATGATGAATACATTTAGAAGGAAACAATCTTATTAAATTAATAGCCCCCTACATTTATTTTTAACTTAGTGGTGTTAGTTATGTCAAATCATGGGGGCTTAATTTTACTTTATGAAAATATTAGAATTTCTTAAATTTTTCTTTATATCAGTTCCATTAGCTTGTTTGCTATTTGTTACAGCCAACATTTACTTTGAATTAAAAAGATTATATAATGGGTTTAGAACTAGAGCCTAATGGATTTGAAAACAATATTAAAGTACGCATGATATTTACAGACGATAAAACTGAAATATGGTTTCAATCTATAGCGGCAGCGAGTAGGAAAACAGGAATTAATGCCAAGTCAATAAGGGATGGCTTGAATCCAATAGCTAGAAAAAAGTTTAGCTACGATCAAAGACCTATAGTCTTTAGAATTAAGAAATAATTATATTTGTAGTGAGTGTTGCAGACTCATTAGTAACTTATTGCCCTTGACTAGAACCCCTATCTGCAACGTAGGGGGGAAATGATAGGGCTCTTTTTTTATGAATCATAATTGGTACGCAGTATTACCTGCAAAAATTCTATTAAGCAAAGAACTTACGGACAAACAAAAATTGCTTATTGCTTTGGTTTCTAATCTTTCAAACGAAAGAGGTTATTGCTTTGCATCTAATCGTTATTTAGGTGAATGTTTAGATTGTTCTGAATCAACCATCAAAGACCATTTAAAAAAACTTGAAGGATTAGGTCTGTTAGGTAGAATTGTTAAACTGAAACAAAATGGAGAAGTAGAGTTTAGATCATTGGTTATAAATATTGATATACACCAGCCAGAAAATACTACTACCCCAGCCGAAAAACTAACCCACCCCCCAGCCGAAAAACTGGCTCATAATAACAAAGAATATAATAACAAAGTTAATAAGATATATAATGGTAAAGATGCCTTTGTTGGTAGGGTTAATGAGTTTAGAGATAAACTTGGTAATCAATATGAATCATTTATTAGTTATTGGACCGAAGAAGATTCAAAAGGTAAAATGAGATTTCAGGATCAAAAATTCTTTGACATTAGCAGAAGGATATCTACATGGGTAAAGAACTCAAAAAACTTTCAGCCAATAAATCAAGAAATACCTAAAATAAAGCTTAAATGATTCACGAACTTAGAAATACTATTGACGTAGAAACTCCACTTGGCTATGGTAAGGCTATAGCCTGGATTGACTATGGATCACAAGTAAACACCGTATGGAAGGTTGTGCTTTACGCAGATGGTAGAGTTCGTAATTTTTACGATGATGATATATTAGTTTACCCTAATAAAATGGATGGAGGTGATATTCATACAAGCTAAAACAATAAAATCAAGTAAGTTTCCTATTGAAACACAAGGTGGATGCCATGTTAAAAACATAAAAGGGATTTACTATTTGATTAAAACAATCACAATTCAACTAAACTACCCAAGATGATAGAAGCTACTAACCTACCTAAAAATACAGAACTAGAAAAAAATATACTTGGATCATTATTAATAGATAAGAATGCTTTACCATTAGTAATAGGATTGCTTAATGAAGATGTTTTCTATGACCTTAAACATAAGAAGATATTTTCTACTATTAAATCCATGTTTGACAAGCATATTTCTATAGACATTACTACTATAGCCCAAAAATTACAAGGTGATAAAGCTATGGATGAGGTTGGTGGTGCTTATTACCTAACAAAGCTTACAGACAATATCGTACACACTAACCACCTTAATACGCATATTGAGATGGTAGTTGAGTTGTATAAGAAGCGTCAGGCGTATTTAATCCTGATTCAAAAATCTAGTGAGTTCTTAAATCCTGATACTGAATCACTTGACTCAATAAGTTCACTAATTAGTAAACTTTTAGGTTTACAAGAGTTTGGTAATATCTACGAACAGACTATAGACCAAATAGTTATGCAGGTAATAACTAAGCGTGACATGGCTAATAAAGGTGAGTTATTAGGGTTTGATACAGGATTTTCTGAGCTAAACTCTACTATTGGTGGATGGTGTGCTCCTGACATGGTTGTAGTAGCTGCTAGACCAGGTGCAGGTAAGACTGCCTTCATGCTTTCTTCGGTTTATCACTTAGCAATAAAGAAAAGGGTTCCTACGGCTATTTTTAGCCTAGAAATGAGCTCCGAACAGCTAGTTGAAAGGTTAGAGTCAATAACGAGTCAGGTGCCCTTAAAACGCCTTAGAATGAATATTTTGAATGACTACGAAAAAAACACTGTAATGGAAGCTGATGACATCATTTTGACCACCCCATTATACATAGACGATACTGGTGGTTTAAATATCAGTCAGTTAAGGGCTAAAGCTAATATTTTGAAGCAAAAATATGGAATTAAGGTGATTTTTATAGACTATTTACAACTCATGTCAGGTCAAGGAAAGTCTAATCAAAATAGAGAGCAAGAGGTTAGCACAATAAGTAGGAACATTAAGGCGTTAGCTAAGGAGTTAGGCGTTCCAATTATTGCTTTGTCACAGTTAAGTAGAAGAGTTGAGGAAAGGGCTGATAAAATACCACAGCTTTCTGATTTGAGAGAGTCAGGATCAATTGAGCAAGACGCTGACATTGTAATAATGCTTATGCGACCTGAATATTATGAGATGCAAGAATCAGTAGAGATTAAGGGTAAAGAATACCATCCTAATGGGCTTGTCATCTGTAAGGTAGAAAAGAATAGACATGGCATCACGACAAACATTCCTTTAAGATTTATAGGAGAAACAATAACCATACAAAACCATAACGAATGAGAGAACAGTACATTGAAATACACGATGCTATAGTTACCATCAAACTAAGAGCAGACATGAATGACATTGAATTAAAAAGATTTACTGAGCAATTGTCCAGTATTTTATCTAAAAAACAAGACAATGGAGAAACCGAATCCAAGAAACTACCGAAACAAAAGAAAGTTCGAGATAGACCTAGCAAAATATGAGGATGGTACATACAATGCTCTAAGGCTATTTGCTAAGAATACTAAGATAATGGTCATAACTGACCTAAAAGCCTTACAAAGAGGTTATATATGGCTTGAGTATGAAAGGGATGGTAAACCATCAGGAATAGCAGATACAAGGGTAGAGTTCTTTGCAATAAACTTAGATATTCGTGATAGAATTTACTTTATGAGAGCAGAAATGTTACGTCAAAAAGCTCGTAGATACTTTAAATTAAGCAGGTTAAAGTACAAGGATAAGGTTCGATATGTGAAGATGCAAATGACTGAGTTCATACGTTGGGATTAATATATTTAAATATATTGTATAACTTTGAGCTATGGCATACATGACAGCAAGTGATTTAACCAAGATGATGCTAGAATTTTTGAAGAGTAGGGGTAATGACGTTTGGAGAAATAATAACCTAGCAGTTAAAGGTAGATCATTCATTGGTAGAAAAGGAGTTCCTGATGTAATTGGTTACTCAAAAAAATATGGTCAGTTTATAGCTTGTGAAGTAAAAGCTATAGGAGACAGAGTAAGCCCTGAACAAATGAGTTTTCTTATCAACCTGGCAATAGCTGGAGGAATATCAATGATATGTCAACAAATTAGAGACGAATCAATAATAGTTAAAATATTTAATAACGATGGCGAAAGCAAAGACTACGAGTTCCAACAAGGTGAGCTTCGGCAAAAGAAAAATGGGTAAAGCAAAAAAATCTTATAACAAACATTCCCCTAAACCAAAAGATTATAGAGGTCAGGGAAGATAAAACAAATAATATGGAAAAGACAGAAATAGAAAACAAAGAATTAAAGGCACCTAAAGTAACTAAAAAGCAAAAAGAGTTTGTTTCAGAAGAAACTATTGCTACATTTGAGGAAATCCTAAAAGACTATGCTATTGATTTAAAGTATAGACCTTTTATCAAACAAATAGTTAACGAATATAGAAAGAATGGATAATTTAGATTCAGTAGTTTCATCAGTAATTGAGAAGTATAAGGATAGAGCAAACTTAGGCTTTACTAAATACGGAACAAACCTAGATAGAAACGATTTAAATACTAAGGATTGGGTAGAGCATTTACAACAGGAGCTAATGGATGCAGTCCTATATTTAGAGAAGCTAAAGCAAGAATTAAAGAAAAGTATTTAATCATAAAACAAATAACATGGCAACAACAAAAAATGAAGATTTCTTAGGCAGATGCCAAACAATGAAATCAGCTTATGGTTCTTTTAAGAAAGTATCATTCGGACCAGATGACTTAAAGAAAATGAACGATTGGGCTAAAGACAACAAAGGATGGGTAAACATCCTAATTAAAACTAAAAAGACAACATCTCCAGATCAATCAGATTTCTATGTAACTATGGACACATGGAAACCAGATGGGGGTAATTATAAAAAAGACTTACCATTCTAATATGAAACTAATTTTACAAATGTTCTTAAACGTAATTGCATTATTTGTAATATTGTATTTACCATTCGCATTCATAGTAAACGAATGGAATCCAACTTTATGGAACGTTTATATTAGAGCATTATATGTTTTATGTTATATAGCTGTTATTACTTATGGCTTAGAACAATACAAGAAGAAATAATTTGTGTTTTGTAGTTTATAGTTTAAAGTGAAAGGGTAGTAGAAATACTACCTTTTTTATGAATCAAACTTGAGCCGTTTATCAATCATATTCGGCTCATAATTGAACTATAAATGAGCCTTTTATGAACGAAAGAAAGCCCTATAGAAATAGGGCTCGTAAAATCAAAGTCAAATTCAAGAAAACTATGTATGCGATGTAAAATTAAATAGGCTATTTGAACCCACCAAATAAAAATGCTCCTTTTTTAAGGGAGCACTTTAACCATAATCCAACACAACATGAGAGCATCTTATTGACTACGATTGGTTTTATCGTAGAACTTAGTTAATACTGATCCGTAGAGAACTGCCTGGAGCCTAGATATAAAGCTATCCATAGACTCATCAAGATGAAAGAAATCCTGAGATTGCATATAGATAAAACATCTATTTGCATCTTCATCGTCAGGCACCACACTCTCTACTAGATGAACATTGATATACGAGTCTACTGGTTCGTAGTTTTCCTCGTACTCATAACTGTCATCCTCCGTAAGTTGTGTTATGTGCATTAACATTTAGTACACTATTTTTAAGTACAGTTAATCTTAGCTCCCTAATAATCAATTGCAATTTTGCTTCCAAATACTGCTTCTCTTTCATCAATTCGGCAATCTTAACATCTGCTTCTCTACTCATACAAATTTACGTTTTAATTATTTTAGATAAAAAAGTGCATACCTAATTGATTATCAATTAAATACGCACTCTAGTTTTTAGAACTACTGCCTTATTTCGTCTTGGGGAGTCTTATTATTTTACTTCCTAAAGGCATCGGCACAAATATAGCAATTCTACCTCCATCTAAAACAACACCACATCCTAATGTTGGTCGTTTGGGGAAAGGTTTAGAATACTCCATTGCATAGGCGTTTATATCAATTCCACAGCCTACATTCATGCCAAAAATCATGTCTTTATCTGAACTACTATATAGCACCCCTCCAAAGCTATGTATATGACCTATTACTGTAGATTGTCTAGCATCTCTTGCTCTATTGATAGCACCTGCCTGTCCTGAACTACCTGTACCATGAGTGTACAAAACACCATCTATTTCCCATTCTAAAGCCCATTTCCAGCCTTTTGGTGCATCCCAAGCATCTTCATAGGATTTAATAAATCGGTTCGGTAATCCAGTCGTTTGAGCCTTTCTTTTATGTAAGGCAGAATGGTTCCCTATGCATACTTTTACATTAGGGAACCTCTTATACCAGATATTTAATTGTTTTTGAGCTTCTTCTGATTCTTTAGAAGCTGAATGTCCATTAGGATTGGACTCATGATAGCTGATAGCGTGGTTATCTACTTCGTCACCAATGTGTATTATTTCAGAACATTGGAACTTATTAAATACCTCGTAACAGAATTGTAGATACTGTGTGTGGCAAAATGGGAAATGTGTATCTCCTATGATGCCTACATTTTTTTTGCTCATTATGTTGGTTGTTGGTTAGATTACTTATATGGTGCGTAAGCTGTTCTTCCGTTTGTTTTGATTGCTCTTAATATCTGCTTTCTATTCTTTCCTGCATTATAAGAAACGTGAACCCAGTCAGGTTTATTGTTGTCACCAAACTCCCATATCAACTGGTCAAACTCTAAATGGTCTTTAATATAGTTAAAGATTTCAGTGTTAGACTTGCCACTCATGCCATCCATATCTATGTCTGCAGCCTTACCTTCACAATGTTGTGAACTTAATGATCCGCCAATAAAGTGATTTAGGTTTTTGCTTCTATATCCTGAAGAGATATTCAAAGGACCTTCATTAAAAATTCTAACAGGCTCAAGCACTTTCTCACAAAGCACTTTAAGGTTGTCTTGATGTTCAGGAGTTGGATCATTTGATACTCCATGTCTTTTAGCAGATTCACTTCTTGTAAACTCAGCTAAATCAAAGTGTGCACTAAGCTTCATTATTATCTTTTTTAAATATTTTCTCTACTGATGTTAAGCCTAAACAGCCAAACGCTAACAAAGCTACTGATTCTACTAGAACTGGACTTGGGGCTGTATGTTCATCACTAAAACTATTGTTGTACATAGTTACGCAAAGTGCTATAGTGCATAATAAACCACAGATTCTTTTCATGCTTAATTGACCTGATTCGTCACAGAAAAATTGTTTCATATTAATGTAATTGACTAAATTGTAAAATGATTATAAACATCAGCATTAGTTTACTTGCTGCGTGTATCTTGTCTAGTTTCCTTTGATTTTCTTCCCAATCTTCGTATAAAGATTTGTTAAGTGAGTATTTATATTTCCAATTATAGACGCTATCTTTTTCAATAGTTCTAACGCTGAGTAAAGAGTCATTTGTTTTTAATTTTAATTGTAAATTATTGATAGAGTCATGATAGTTCTTGTAAAGCGTGTTGATGTAATCTCCTTGCTCTACAGTCATAATCACCACTGAATCTTGTCCTATCTTCTTAGTTCTTGGATATTGGCAGTAACTCGAACGAACGCCCAGTATCAACACTAACACTATCAAGCTTAATCTTAACTTCATTTAATTCTGTTTTTAGGGCTATAGTCTCTTGTTTCAGTTCAGTAACTTTACTTATGGTTTGCGTTACTATCGCTTCCTTAGCTTTATCAGCTTTCACTTGCACTTGCTTATTCTTGGATAAGGTTTGATGGAATTCATTCATCAATTGCTGAAACTCTTTGTCCTCTTTAGGGGATAATTCTGGCTTGTCGGTTACCTTGTGACCTACTACTAAAACACCAGATAATAATAAAATTAAGAAGGTAGCTTTCATTATTTGACTGATTTTTTAATTGCCCCCATAGCATCTAAAGTCTCTAGCTTAGTTGTAGTAGATGAAAGGGCTGTTTTACACTCTATTAGGGCTTGAGTCTTTAGGCTGTCCTTAAACTCAAGATTATTGATACGCTGTTCTTGATTGTCAATTCTGCTATTGAAATTACTCCTAATATCTACATATAATGCAGAGATTCCTACAATAACTAGGAATAGGGTTCCCACAATGGGATTTTTAGCGAAGTCTTTAAAGCTAATCGGAAGAGGATTAGCACTCACATTTAAGCCTTTTTTCGGAGCCATCTTTTATTTTTTACCAATTTTGAAGTATAAGCTACCAGAGTAGCCAATACCGTAGTTTTTATATAAATCTAAACTAAGACCAATTAGAGCCTTATTTTTGGCATTTAGCATCAAGGAAGGACTTACTACTTGTAAGCCATTAGATGGTCTAAAATCGCCTCTAAAGCCACAATAAAGGGTATTCTTAGGTTTCTCTACATAAAGTTGCTTGGTAATGATGGTTTTTTCAGTCAAATTAGCCTTAAAAGACCTAGAAAGTATCTTATTTTGGCTTATAGTATCTGTAATCACAAAGTTATTACTATCCTGATAAATAGTGTCGTTATATGCATATTTACGCATATAATCGGATAAAACCTCTATTGTATCATGTATTTCTACCTTCTCGGTATCGGTTAAAATGATATACGATTGTATATCTTTTCCTTGTTTGTATCTGGTCAAAGTTTTTTCCTGGAAAACTGTGTCATGAACTTCTACCAGTTTTCGGTAGTTACGCATATCACTAAAGTCTGCCTTACCTACATACTTGGCATCTCTAAAAAAAAGTAGCCACAATACGAATACTATGGCTACCAATAAAATGTCCTTAATTCGGATCATTATGCTTCTTCTTTAGGTTGTTCAGTTGCTGCTTGCTCTTGAGCTGCCTTTTGTAAGATTTGCAAAATAGGTTGTGCGTAACGAAATGGCGTCTCAAGGAGTATCGCTTCTAATTGCTGTAATTGTTCTGTTGTTAATGTCATATGATTATTTTTTACAAATTTAAGTTATTTTTTATTATAGCTTTTCAATCTCTTGTTTTACTTCTTGCCAATAATCAATAGCTTCATCAACCATATCTGAATATAATTCTATATATCCTCCTTTTAATGGATTAGTTGGCGATGCTTTTATTATCTCATCTACTGCTA